TCAAGAACAAGTAGATTATTTTAATGAATTCATACCAAGTAGTGAGTATGGTATTCATACAATTCAATCTATTGAAATCATTAATGTTACTGAAGAAATTAAATTACTATGATGGTACTAAAAATTACAGTGTTTATATTGGTTTTAATTACTCTTTACTTTTTCTTTAAACCAGAAAACTATGATAATTAAAATAGTATTATTTATAGCATTTCTGTGTTTTGCTTACTCATTCTCACAACTTAAATGTAAAAAATGTTAATAAATTATTTAATAGGTTTTCTTGTAGCATTATTCTTTTTTGAATTTATTGATACTGATTTCAGAAAATCATACTTTGAAAATGCAGAAAGAATGCTCCCACAGTCAAGTGGAGAACAAAGAGTCAAGGCTTATAAAATAAGTTTGATTATTTATAGTGTTCTTTGGCCGGTGTTTTTTTCTTATAGATTAATTCGTTTAATTGTTAAATTCTTTTCAAAATGAATAAATACGCAATATGTTGTGATTCTTTAGAGGATGAACAGTTGTTAAAAGATTGGATTAAAAAGGAATCTGAAATTATAAAATGGTTAAACAATACTGAATTTTATATGAAACAATATTACTTTCATTTTCCTGCTGTTAATTGTAAGCAAAACTTTGTTTGGGGTTCTCACAGTTGGTCTGAAATTCAAAAAGGTTATACAAAAATAAATATTAAAGATTTTCTAAAAGAATATAATAAAATGAATAAAACAGAATTATTAGGGTTACCAATTATAAAAGGTGAAAAATATCATCTTGAAGCATTTTGTAAAGATTGTGAAAAGTTTGGTCATAATGGTTATATTTCTAAAGATGAAGAAGATCTTACATTAATCTATAACAATTTTGACGAACAAACAATTCTAAGAAGTGGTATAGCATTTAAAACACTGTTTGTAGGTCGTATTGGAAAAGATCCTGTTTATAATAATTTTACAAAAAACAAAATATTCCAATTTCAACTTCCACAAGACTGGAGTAAAGCATTAGACTTTATGAAAGAGAATATGGATAGATGGAATAAGATTCAAGAAGAGAATAAACAACCTGAATTTAAAATTGGAGATATTGTAACAATATTAAAGAAACCTACAAATTGGGATTCTGGTGCTGGCGGAATTTATCCTTTAGATAATGAAAATCCTGTTATCTTTCCTTTTACTGGAAAGATTGAGCATATTGTTGTGTCTGACAGAAAAAGTTATAAAATATCTAAGTACGGATTTAGTAGTAAAACAGAGATGAGACATGCTACACCACAAGAAATTGAAGAATATAACAAGCCCAAGTTTAAAATGGGAGATTATGTTATTGCTTCTAACTCTTTAACTTCTTATATTGGGATTTATAAATCTGGTGTGACATTAAGTAAGTGGAAACCAGTTAACCAAGATCATATTACAAATTGTAATGGAGATTTCGATAAAATTGAAAGACTTGCTACTTTAGAGGAAATTGAACAATTTAATAATGTACCTAAAATCTTTAAAATGACTTCTAGTTCAGGAGATTTTGAATTGGAAGTATTTAAGAAAGGTATTTATTATCGTCCTGAAGATAAATGGTTAGATACCAAAAAATCATGGAATACTACAACAGGCGATCCGTTTACTTATAACATAGTAGTTGAGAAAATTAATGTGGGTTGTAAAAAAGATACATTGATTAAAGAATGGAAAGCAGTTTATGATTATTATAAATCAATTGTATGAAAATAATTAAGCAAATATCAGACAAAGTATTTGAAGTTGAGTTAGATGAATCTGATAATAAATCAGAATACTCATTTACTATTCAACATGATTTCGTTGGATTTAAAGGTTATCAATCTTTATGTACTAAAGATCGTAGTGTCTTAAGTAATAATTGTAATTGTATATCTGTGTCTAGTTATGTACAGGTACCAATTAGAATGTTCTCTCAGGCTATAATGAACATGTTATCAGAGAATGATTATTTAAAACCGGATCATCTAGTTAGTAAAGAAGGAGGGTCTAAATATAATTATTATAATCAGAGCTTAAGATATTATGATACTGATAAGAAATGTTATATGATTGCTATTTGTTTGCAAGGAGAAACTGAATTTAATCATGTTACTCTTGAATTTTATAACAAATTTGTAAGACCAAATCTATGATAACTAAAAAAGAGGTACAATATACATTTCCTGATGTAGCATTTTGGTTTGATGATAAGCCTCAGTTTATAATTGACAATGATTTAGAATTAAATAATATTAGAACTTTAGCCTTACAACGAGATTGTATAGATAAAGTTAAATTTATATTTGAAAAAGATTCTATTATTCATGTTATTACAATAGACGAAAATGGAGATCTATCAGATTGGCCTAGAGGAATGTATGATGCAACAATGATACAATTATCAGGAATGTTTGGATATAGAAGGACTAAAGATAAATCTAAACTAAAAATAGTTAACTCATGATTACAGCAGTAATTAGTGGAATCATTTATATGCTAGGTTTTGCATTTAGTTATTGTCTTTTAGTAATGGATAAATGTCCAGAGGCTAAGGCTTTTTTAATATCAATATTTTGGTTACCAATTATGATTGTTAGAATTATAATATTTATGTTTATGGTTCTATTTCCTAAATGGTATAACAATTTAGTAACAGTTTTAAAGAAATTATCAATATGACAAAGCAAGAAATAATTGAAGAAACAGTTGAATATTATAAGAATAATCCTTTTGGGTATAATTCTGCTGGAAGTAAATGTGTATATTATGGTTCTAATGAGCAAATGTGTGCCGTTGGCAGATGTATGATAAATCCAAAATTATATGGAGATAAAGATCTGTCGGCTTTTACTTTATTAGAAGAAAATTCTGATAACATTTTAAAAGAAGAATATCGAGGCCATAGTTCTGATTTTTGGAATCATTTACAAGCATTTCATGATGATTGCGCAAGGAAGTATTTTAATTTAGAAAATTACCAAAATTTTTGGTCTTTAAAAAAATATTATGATAGACAAGAAGCGTGAAGAAATACAGAATTTAGCAGTAGAACAGTGGATTAATAATTCCCGGAATTGGAACAATCGAGTTACATACTGGATTGGGTAAAACTTGGGTTGGGTTCAAATGTTTAGCAACCCTTCCTAAAGGAACAAATTTATTATTTTTGTCAGAGACAATTGTTAGGAAAAATACTGTACTTGAAGATGCTGCTTTTTATAAAAAAATTTATGGAATTGATCCTTTAGAGGGTTATAACGTAAAATTTATAACTTATCAAAGTGCAGCCAAATTCAACGTACAGTATTATTTTCCTAATAGTAAGTCTACTTTAATTATTTTGGATGAAATTCATGAAATCTTAAGTGATAAAAGAATTTTATTTATTTTAAATAGTAATTTAGACGGAGTTAAACTTCTAGGATTAAGTGCTACAATAGATAGAAAAACCAGATATATTATTCAGAAAGAAGAATCAACAAAATTTGATTATCTAAAAAGATTTTGTCCTATTATTTATACTTATAATATAAATAATGCTAGGGAAGATGATAATGTTAGAGATACTAAGTTTTTTATCTTAAAACATGATTTAGATACCAGAAAGAATTTTCTTACTGGAGCTAAAGGCAAACAATGGCATATTTCTGAAAAATTGCAGTATGAATATTTAGACAAAACTTTTAAAAAGGCTTTATTTATGCCTAATACTAAAGGAAAAGATGATTATGTTAGAATGTGTGCTACAAATAGAGCAAGATTCTTATATGCTCTTCCTTCTAAAATTCCTATAGTTAAAGAGTTAGTTACAAAACTTGAAGGAAAAACTTTAGTTTTCGGATTAGATAATAAGTCTTTAATAGAAATTTGTCCTAATTCTATTGTTGAAACAAATAAAAATCTTATTCAAGATTTGAGAGATTTTAAAGAAGGTAAAACAATGGTAACTTGTAGCAACAAGATGTTAAAACAGGGAGAAAATATACCAAATCTTACCAATTTAATATATCATTCATATTATGGAAAAATTGTTCCTACAATTCAAATTTTAGGAAGGCTTAGAAAAGCAGAGGATCAAGGAATTGTAATATTACTATTAACATCAAATACTCAGGAGGAAATTTGGTTTAAAAACGCTACTGAAGGACTATTAGTAGATTGGATATATTGCAGATCAGTTGATGAAATTATATCAAAAATATGCAAGAATTAACTTCTGGAATATACCAAATTAGAAATCTTGTTAACGGTAAGATTTATGTGGGAAGTGCTGTAGATTTAAAGGCTCGTTGGAGACTCCATAAAGCAAATCTAAAAAGCAATAAGCATCATTCTAAGTATTTACAGAATGCTTGGAATAAATACAAGGGAGAAGCATTTCTTTTTGAAATACTAATCAAATGTCCTATAAATGAACTAATTGCTTTAGAACAGTATTATATGGATTTCTATCAACCTGAATACAATATTTGTAGAACGGCTGGAAGTGTATTAGGTATTAAAAGATCTGAAGAAACTCGTAAAAAGATGATTTTAATTAAAACTGGTCTAGTTCATTCAGAAGAAACTAAAAGAAAGATTAGTTTTTCTAAGAGAGGAAAAACTCCTAATCAATCTTATAGGAATAATCCTAACAGAAAGATTAGAACCACAAATAAACAGACATGGAAACGAGTTATTCAAATCTGTTCAAAAACTCTACAAGAGATAGAGGTTTATGAATCAGTCACAGAAGCAAGTAAGAAAACTAATTTGTTTAAATCAGGAATATCTGCTTGTGCAAAAGGTAAATTAAAAACTTGTGGAGGATATATTTGGAAATATCAATAGAACAATTAATACAAAGATTATGAATATTTTTAAATTACCCAAAAAGAAATTTAAACTTAGGCTTATATATAATAGAGGTTATGGTCATGGAAGATGGAATGTTGAATATGCTTATTATAGGGATTCCTAATTGGGATACTATTGATGAATATGATTCTTTTGGACGGTCTGATAAATGGTTTTCAAGTAGTGAAAGTGCTGAATCTTTTGCTATTAAACTTAATTCAATAGAAGATGTTGATAACTTTAATCAACAACAATTAGATAGATATTTTGAATATCTTGCTGAAAAAGCAGAACATTATAAAACAAGATATGTAAAATGAGTTTAAATAAAGAACAACAACAAAAGTTTGTAATAGATTTTAGAAAAAAGCAATTATTAGGATCTGAAAATCTTACTCAAACTCCAGAGATTGAAAAGTCTAGAGATGATAAAATGAGAGATTTACATAACATTGAAGAAGCAACTAAAAAATTCTTTAACAATGATACAACAATTAAATCTAAATGATTATACTGGACAGCAATTAGAATATGGTAAATATTTAGTTGTTAGAGACGGTAAAGTACATTTTGAAACATATAATGGAACTGGTTGGGCATATAATCATAAAACTATTACTCACTTTTATTTACCTAAGATAAAATGATTGATGAAGAATTAGAAGATGAGTTTGATAGTATCCCACCAGAAGTCTGTAGAGCAGTACCATCGTATAGATTTGGCGAGTTTATTAGTACTATGTTTTTAACTCCGTTAGAAGAAGAATATTTAGAATCTATCAGAGTTAAACCAGAAGAACATCTTGATGCTATTCTGGACAAACAAACATATTATCATAGACTTGCACAATTTAGTATTTTCATACAACAAAAATGGAATTGATATGACAGAATTTGTAGATTATAATATTGCTAAACAATTAAAAGAAATTGGGTTTGATGAAGAATGTTTAGGTTGTTTTGATGAGCAACGTGTTTTTGGGTTTACCATTAGGTCTATTCAAAAGTATTATAAAAATTCTAAAGAAGATACATATAGTATTGCTGTTCCAACATATTATCAAGTATTTCAATGGTTTAGAACTAAACACAAATTACATTCAACAATTACTTGGACATCTACTGGATATGATTATAATATTAAAGTAGAACCAACAAGAATTATTAATGTAACTCATATTCATTCTGAATATAGAGATGCTGAAATTGCTTGTATTGAATATATGATTAAATTAATTAAAGATGGATCAGATAATTAGTTGGGAAACGGCTAAATTAGCCAAAGAAAAAGGATTTAATATTCCAGTATCAAGATATTACCGAGATGAAAAGTTAATAGTTAATTTTGAGGATAGTGGTTGTAATGAAGAATCTTATTACTTTGATGCTGATAGTTTAAATGAAAATTGGAATGATGGTAGAGTAGTAAATAAAGATAATAACAGTTGTTGGGGATGTACTAAGGGTTCTTACTTAACCGTTAATTCTGCTCCTACTCAATCATTACTTCAAAAATGGTTAAGAGAAGTTCATAATTTACACATACAAATATGTATTGGTACTACTATAGACAAACCTACTAAATGTTGGGTATATTATATTCAAAATGATAAAGGTAGAACTATACAGTGGAATACTAATTCTGATGAAGTATTTAATAGTTATGAAGAGGCTTTAGAACAAGGATTAATTAATGCTTTAAATTTAATAAATGAAAACACTAATTGATATAGAGGTATTCTATCCTCATTTTGAAGTGAGTTTAGAGAACTATCAATCCCGGAGACAAGTTATACTTTGCTGTTAATGAGTTTCAGGATGATAGAATAGCACTAAAAGATTATCTTAGAAATTATGAAGGATTTATGATCCATTTTAATGGTATAAGATATGACTTTGCAGTATTAACATATCTAGATCAGAATAATTGGTTTATAGGTAAGGATTGGAACTTCTTTTGTACACAAGCAAAATGCTTTTCAGATGATTTAATTAATGCACAAGATGAATTATTTGTTTACAAATATGTTAATCATCCAAGATTTAATAAAATAACTCATATAGATTTATATTTGTACTGGGCTAAATTATTAAGAGTTAGTAAAAAGATTAGCCTTAAAGGTTTAGGTATTCAATTAAATTATCCAGTAGTTCAAGAGTTACCATATCCACCAGATATTAGAGAATTAACTAAAGAACAGATAGATGAGATTCATCATTACTGTTCTGTTCATGATTTAGGTATATTAAGACTATTATGTGACCAGTTAGAAGGTAGTAAAACAACTGTTCAATTGGGGGATTTAGGGTCAATTCAATTAAGGGCAAGAATTGTAAAAGATTTTGGTATTAATGCTTGGTCTATGGATGCTCCTAAAATTGCTTCTGAAGCACTTATTAATTCTTACTGTAAGATTACTGGTAGGAATAAAAAAGATGTTTCTAGATTAAGATTTGATAGGTCTACAATCAAATTTGGTGATTTGTTCAGTGATACTGATTTTGGATTTACTACTGAACCATTTATATCTGTTTATAATCAATGGATGAATAGTATAGATTCTTTTAGTAAAGAATTTATAATCTTTAGTAATGGACATGGTTGTAAAATATCTGTAGGTATTGGTGGTATTCATGCCATTAATAATAATGAAATTTATCAACAGAGAGAAGGATATAAAATTATTACTTCTGATGTTGCTTCATTATATCCAAATAGAATTATTAAGTATAATGCTTTTAGATTTCCAGAAGTACTACAAGAATATACTAAGTTTAAAGATTTTAGAATAACTCAAACCAAACCTAATCTTAAGAAATATAAAGGTACTCCACAAGAGACTGAATGGAAATTTATTGATGCTTTCTATAAAGTAATTCTAAATGGTACATCAGGTCACTTAGATTCAGAACATTCATGGTTATTCTATCCAGAAGGTATTATGAAAGTTCGAGTCGGGGGACAACTAATTATTATGTGGGTTATTGAACAATGTATTATTAATAACATTACTGTTCTTTCATGCAATACTGATGGTTTAGAAGTAGAAGTATCTAACGAACAAGAAGAATTGTATTATGATATTATCAAAAGAGCAGAATCTAAATTTGATTTAGAATTTGAGCATGACGAATATACTAAAATAGTATTTAGTTCTGTTAATTCTTATATTGCTATTAATAAGTATGGTCAGGTAAAAGAGAAAGGAGAGTTTGTTAGAAAACCGGCATTAGGTAATTCTACTGACTTTTTAATTGTTCCAAATCTATTACATGATTATTTTATTAAAGGTATAAGACCAGAACAAGCAATTCATAATTACAAAAATATATTCTTGTATTGTGCTAGTCAAAAAGTAGATAAGAGTTATTATGTAGAATTAGATGGTAAAAGAATTCCACAGAGATTAAACAGATATTATGTTTCTAGAAGAGGATCATATCTTTATAAATGTAGAGATGGTAAGAGACATCACTTACTTAAAGGGAATGGAGTAATGTTGTATAATCAACATATAGAACAACCTTTTGAAAAATATAATGTCCATCTACCATTTTACTTGAAACAAGTTAATGATATGATTTCTAGATTAGAAAATCACAATCAATTAGAATTATTTTAAAATGGTAAAGAAAAAAGAAGAGATAGTATTTGTTTCTTATAGATCTAATTATTTAGATGTTGATCCAGAGGTTGCAAAAGAATTAGGTCTTAAAAATGGAGATCGTACAAATGATATTTTAAAAATAGTAGAAGGTAATTTGGAAAGTGTAAAGAAAAAACTTAACAATACTAAGAATAAACCCGCTTCTTAAATTATGTCTACAGAACTCAAACTGCTAATTCAATTAATTATTCTATTAAGAAATAGGAGAAAATTAGGTAAAGAAACGGATGAGGAATTTAAATTAGAAAGTGAGATTGCTGACTATTTAAAAGAAACTGGAAATTACCAGACCTATTTAAATATTTCTAATGGTACAGAAAAATTATGAGCAAAATAAAAGAATTACTTGATAAATACAGAATTGATACAGATCATTATGCAGATCAACAATGGTATGATGAGGATGTAGAAAAAGCCCTAATTGAATATGCCATTTGGTATACTGAGAAATGTATTGAAGAATTAGATGGTGGTAGATGTATAATTGAATTTAACAAATTAACTCACATATCATCTGATAATAGTTTAAAACGAATTATTCAATTACCACCACATGAATAAAATATATGAATGTATAGTTGGTAGTGTGGCATATGGTACTAATATTCCGGGTGTGAGCGACGTGGATTATAAAGGAATTTATTGTCAATCAAGAGATGATCTACTTGGAGTAAAATATCAAGAACAATTAAATCCAGATAAAGATACTTCTTATTATGAAGTTAGAAGATTTGTTGATTTATGTGGCTCTGCTAATCCTAATATTCTAGAAATGTTATTTGCTGATGAAAGTTGTATTAAACAAACTTCTCCAGCATTTCAAATTCTTAGAGATAATAGATTTTTATTTCTCACTAAACAATGTAAGAATAGTTTTGGTGGTTACGCAGTAGGTCAAATTAAAAGGGCTAAAGGATTAGATAAAAAGATGAATTGGGAGAAATCTCAAACAATTAGAAAGACTCCACTAGATTTTTGTTATATTCAATATCAAAGTGGAAGTATTCCTATTTCTCAATATCTTAAAAAGGAAAATCTAAAGCAAGAATATTGTGGATTATGTGCAATAGACCATATGCCTAACTGCTATTATGTTTATTATGATTATCCAAAGCAATATGGAGATGATACTAATACTGGTTATCAAGGATTTGACTATAAAGGTATTATTCGAGAAAATTCTAATGAAATTAGATTATCAAGTATTCCTAAAGAGCAAGTAGGTCAACATTTAGGTATTATGTATTACAATGCAGATGCTTATTCTATTCATTGTAAAAAGCATACAGAATATTTAACATGGTTAGAGAATAGAAATACTGATAGATATGTTGATACAGATAATCATGGTCAACAGATTGATGGTAAGAATATTATGCACTGTATGAGATTAATTGATTGTGCATTAGAAATAGCACAAACAGGTAATTTAACAGTATTCAGACCTAACAGAGATGAATTACTAGATATTAGAAAAGGTAAATGTAACTTAGAAAAAATTATTCAAGATGCTGAAGATAAAATTCAATTAATGGATGAATTATTTAGTAAATCAGATTTACCTGATGGAGTCGATTTAGAAGTTAAACATAATTTAATTTTAGAAGTAAGAAATTGTTATTATAATGATTAAACTGTATTTAAAAGAACCAGAGATTCTGGTAGGTATTTTTACTTATCAAGATCTCTGGAACTTTAGATATAGCAATGAATACCTGAAAACAGACTTACCATTAATTTGGGAATTTCCTAACCTTGGAGACAACATATCAGAGTATATGCCCCAAGTGCTTAGGATGAGATTTAAAGGTAATAAAGGTATTAAAAAGAAAGGCTTAGAATTTGAACTAAGTCAATTAAGGAAACAGGGGAATAATGGAAATTCCCTTTACAAAATAGAATTTGATGATAGTAGAACACAATGACATAAAGTATATTGTAAAATTTGGCTATTACCATTCCCGGAGAAAGACTTTGGTAGAATGCGTAGTTTATACCAAAGAACAGGGTTATGACAATCCTGAAATTAGAGAAGTAGTTGATTATCCATATCAATACTTCTGTAAACAAAAGGCTAGAAATATAGCCTTAAAATCCGTACTAGCAGATCAACTACATGACTTTAGAATGTCTGTGTGGGATCAATATTTTATTGAATCAAAAATTTATCCACGTAATAAAAAAGTAAAGAATGAAAAACTTTCAGTTTAACAGAGACACATTTAACACTTGGTACAACAGTACCACATCTATTGAAGATTTTGCACAACAACTTTCCACAGAATTTGAGACCAAAGTGTCTGTAGGTTTAATTCGTAAAGCATGTGCTGAATTAAATTTAGATCTTCGTAAAAGAAAGAAAGGTAATCGTATTACATTTAGTTTTACAGATCAAAATGATTATCAGGATTTTGATTTTGCAACAGAAGATCAAAATAAAATGCTTGGTTAATGGATAATAAGGATATTGTATTCTTGTATGAAAATCAATCATCAATTAAAGCACCACCACCAATTCGAGATGCTTTTATTAGAGTAATTACAGAATTGTATGATATTACTTTATTGTATGATGAGTTTCCTACAGAAGAATTTAATGATGAAACTTATCTTGATGTAGATGCTAATGATCCATATGAAACTGTTGATGATATGATTCGTCAAGAGCAGTATGAAGAATTGAGAGCAGAACATGATTTAAATAGAGAGAAAGATGAATATTTCCAAACAGGAAGACTTAACTATTAAAGTTAATTATGGTACTTCTGGTCAAACTTGGGATGGTGGTGATTTAAGAGGAATATTTAGAGGTGCTCAAAAAGAATCTGATGGTAAACTTAAATGGGATTCATTCTTATGGAAAGCATTAACTAGAGTTAATATCAGGTGGCAAGAGAATAAATCAAAATATCCTGTACATAATCATCTGTTACCATTATCTAGAACAGAGTTAGAGGATGCAATATTCAGACACTATCTTCAGTTAAAGGCTGATAATAAATCTGAAGATCATTTATCTGCTATTGTTCTAAATGCTATGATGATTATTGAAGGGGAAGAAAATGGAACAATTATAAATGATGGAATTAAAGAGTGGGTTAAAAGCACTGTTCCACAACAAGGGGATTAATCCAGATGAAACAATAGCATTTTTATTGGCAATTAAGCACGATCTAGATGTATCTACATCTGATGATATATACAGAGTTTTATCAAAAAACAAGTATATTGATAGAGATCATAATTCTGGTAAAATTGTATGTTTGATTGGATTATATGAGGGTGAGGAAGGTATTGAGTTAGATGATAGTATTTATAATGAGGTTGAGAGAAGAATTGATGAATATCGAAGATTGTTTAAATCTGTAAGAACAGGTGGAATGGGTAATAAAAGAACATGCATAGATGATATATCTAAGTATTGTGCTACCAATAATAAATCTTTTGATGACATTCTTGAAGTAACTCAGTGGTATTTACAAAATGCTAAACTTCCTTGTAATGCTGATAACTTTATTTATCATACTGATCCTGTTAGTGGAAAAATCAAATCAAGGATAGAAACTATTTTTGATGAATATCAAAATCAAGAGGAAACATGGAAAACCATTTAGATCCGAAGTTTATTAGCATAGAAGGATTATTTCCTGATCTATCTAAATTCTTACCGGGATTAATTAGAGGTACTTATTATTGTGTAACCGGAGCAACTGGTTCCCGGAAAAAGTAAATTTGCCAGATACGTTTATGTAGATTGGGTATACCATTACTGTAAAGAAAATAATATTCCATTTAAAGTGGTATATTTTGCTTTAGAGGAATCAGCAGAATATTTCTGGACAACTATCTTGTTAGATAGATTTAGAGAAAGATTTGGTAAAGCCTTAACTTACTATCAATACAAAGGCTATCATAAAGGAATGACTAAAGAGGATTATCAACAAATTCAAGAAGTAATTCCTGAAGTTGAAGATATGAAGAAATATGTCATTGTGTATGATAGTGTTTCAAATCCTACAGGATTATTAAAAACTGTAGAAAAGGAATTGGAAGGACTTGGTAGAGTAGTTAAAGGGGAAACTATTATAGATGAATTTGGTAATGAGATTACCAAGAAAGAGTTTGTCTATAACGATCCTGATTTTCATTTAGTTGTAGTAGCAGATCATATAGGATTACTTGCTCCTGAAAAAAATGAATTTGCTCCAGTAACCAATTTACATCAAGCAATTGGTAAATGGTCAGAGTACGTTATTAAATTAATCTGTAAGAGATATAATTCTATTGCAGTATCAGTACACCAACAACAAATGAGTGGTGAGAACAATGACAATTTTAAACTTGGAAGGTTAGAACCTTCAGAAACTAAACTTGGTGATAATTTGCTCGTGGGTAGGGATTATATGGTAACTATTGGATTATTTAATCCTATTAAATATGGTCTAAATACATATTTAGATTA